TGCATCCCACTAAGCAAGATGTCTAAGATGTTTGCATATGACCGAGGAAACCGAAGACAAACCCAAGCTGGGATGGGGCGGCCGCAGGCCCAATCAAGATGGCCGTCCACCATTACCAGATCACCTAAGACGGGTGCCATTGCGTACCCGTGTTTTACCAGAAACGATTGATTTTTTATCAAAAGATGAAGATGGCATGGGCAAGGCCGTAGATAAACTTGTTCGACTTCAGAAATTAAAAAAGAGTTGACCATATCCCGTATTGCAGGTAATTCCTGCAATGGCAGGAAATAGTGAACCAACTAAAGCCCTTTTAAGGCGAAGAGAGGTTATGGATTGGCTGGGACTGGCCGATCACGAAATGACCAATCTCGTCAAAGACGGGGTATTAAAGCCCAAGTATCTTAGACAAGGTGCAAGGGCTTTTTTCGTAAAACGAGAGATTGAAAAAAATATTCTGGAAAGCGAAGAGGTGCCAGCATGAGGTACCAATACGATTCCGAAAAGAATAAGGCCACCAATGAGCCAGATGTCGCTAGACTTCAATCCGAGCTTACTGACATCCTAGAAGATGCAGGCAGAAACTTGCGGAGACGGGACGATTACGATGATGTACGATATGCCCGTTGGGAAGGCCAGTCAGATGACGGCCGAAAGCATGAAGAATTTATAGGCCGCAGGCCAATTCCTTGGGAAGGTAGTTCTGATGTTCATCTTCGATTGGCCGATAGGTTGATTAATGAACATGTGCATATGGCCCTAGAAAGTTTTTTCCGAGCCAATATGTCAGTTTCTGGCATTGAAACTAATGACCAGAAAAAAGCAGCCTACTGGAGAGATTGCCTAGCATATTTCTTAGAGCAGCGGATGCTGCCAGAACTTCGTAGGGAAGTTGAGATCCTTGCACAAGAAATGTTTTCTGGTTCACCAGCAATTGGCATTATGGGAGTTTACTGGCAGCAGGAAACCATCATGCGGAATAAAAAATTTACTGTACAAGATGTTGTACAAATGGTGACGCAGCAAGGTGGAGATGAAGCGGCCGTCCAGCAAGTTATGACTGTCCTGCAAGATCCAGATATGGAGCAGGATGCCCTTGCACTCATGGCCCAAGTGTTTGTTGGAGTTAAAGAAAAAGTACTAAAAAAAGGTCTTATTGAGTTTCGTGAAACTGGTGAGACAAAGCTGCCAACTCCTGCCATCCATGAGAACCGTCCGAGGTTCGTTGCCCACCGTCTTTACGAAGATGTTTTTGTTGACGCAAACTGCACTGAGTTAGATCGAGCTAGGGTGATTATGCGTAGGGAGTGGTTAAGTGAAACCGAGCTACGGGATAAAATTATTACTGAAGGGTTCGATGAAGATTTTGTCGAGGCCGTACTGGAAAAGTCCGAGGGGCAATCTGGAGTGGCCGAGTATGATTACCGAAATCCCATCCAGCTTGGAGTACACACAATGGGCAAAGGAGTCGAGGGAGACTTCAATGACCTGTACGAAATCTTTTATGCTTACCATCGAGTCTATGATGAAGATACAAATGTTCCTGCCATCTACTGCACTGCATTTTCATCCCATGTTCCAGATCTCTATGGTAAGCATGAAATTTTAGAATATGGCCATAATCAAATGCCATTTGTCCTGTTTTCACGGGAACGGTTATCTCGATCAATCTTTGACTCCAGAGGGATCTCTGAACTGGTTGCCACCAATCAGTATGAGGCCAAGGTGCAAAGAGATCTGAGAAATGATGCAAGTCAAATTGGTGTCATACCTCCCCTGTTGGTAAATGCTCGCAGGGGCGGCTTAAACCTACTTGTGGCCCCAGCCTCACAGATTACCATATCTCGTCCAGATGATATTGGTTGGTTGCAGCCACCACCTTTATCGCAAAGCTCGATAGAGGCCGAGCAGGCGGCCGTAATGGACGCAGAAAGGTACTTTGGTAACCCAGAGAAGCCAGAGGCCCGTCAACTCTATCAACAGTGCATGGTGAACCGTTGGTTAGATTCTTGGAGAGAAGTATTATCACAAGCGTTGTCTTTATGTCAGCAATATCTGGCACCAGAATTTGTGGCCCGTATTACTGGTGGCCCAGTTGAAGAGATTGCAATGAGGCAGGAAGATATCGAGGGACGGTTTGATTTATCATTACGCTTTTCTGTCGATACCTTGAACCCAGAGTTCATGGAAAAGAAACTGGATGCAGTTACCAAGCTAACCCAGTTTGATGTCACAGGTGCTTTGGATAGGAATAAGCTGCTTGAGATCATAGCTGAATCAATTGACCCAATGCTGGCAAAGCAAGTGGTTATGGATAAGCAATCTGCGGCCCAGAAAGAAATTGATGATGAGCAAAATAGCTGGGTCAAGATTATGAATGAAATCGAACCACTACCCAAAGAGGGAGTGAACTTTGAGCTTCGTTCCCAGACGGCCCAGCAGATTATGCAGACCTCAAAAGAGTTCCAGAAAAAAGCATCTGAGAACCCACTAGTTCAGCAACTGGCCGAGAATCGCATGAAGTACTTACAGTTTGGGATCCAGCAGCAGCAGAATGCTCAAATTGGCCGAGTAGGTGTTAAACCAGTAATGGAAGGAGGCTACTAATGTTTTGTTTTTGCAAAGGTAAAAAAGCGACTTTGGTAAAGTATCCTAATCCTATGTCGGCAGAAGATGTACAAAAGGTTTTTGCAGAACAAGGAGAAGGTTCAAAACTTTGGCAGGCATTAGATTCAGTCTTAGACAATATGCTGCTAGATGCGGTTAATGATGTTAGTGACCCAAAGAATGATGTCACAAAATACGCTCATGCTGCTGGCCGAGTAGATGCGATATCTGCACTCAAATCCAGAATTGAGGAATATAAAAAATGACTTTTGAAGATACCCCAGAGCAGAAGTTTAAAAAAGAACATCGTGCATTACTAAATCGCTGGATCGAGGAATCTGATATCGAGGACATGAGTATTGTTAAGATTGCAATGGACGATCTTAATGAGTGGCTGGATGAACCAGTGTTAGAATTTGAATCAGAAATAGATTTGGAGGAGTCAGATGCCGAGAACTAAATCAAAGAAGAAAAAAGGTGCTGACGGTAAAGCGTGTTGGAAGGGATATAAATACGCTGGTACTAAAAACGGCAAAGATAAGTGCGTAAAAGTTAAGAGGAAAAAGTAATGCCTTACACAAGAAAAAAGAAAGTAAAGAAAGCAACTGTTAAGGGTAAGAGAAAAGCCTGCTAGTGAAGTCTTTTATTTTTGCGAGTGACCTGCACGGTGATATGCAGGATCACGATGCAGTCGCTGCACTGATTAAGTTTACAGACGAATTTAATCCAGATGTCCGAATATTTGGTGGAGACCTTTTTGATTTTTCTCCATTGATGAAAAATGCTGATCCTGCTGACAGGAGGGAGTCCATGGAAGCAGATGTCGAGGCAGGTATGAGTTTTTTAAAAACATGGCAGCCGCATTATTTTCTACTTGGTAACCATGATGATCGGTTATGGCAAACGGCAGAACGGCACTCTATTGGAATCGTACGGGATACCGCTCGTATGGGCATCCGAGATATTGAGCAAACCTGTAGGGCCATGAAGTGTAAAATGCTCCCCTATTCTGTAGATAAGGGAGTTCTGGAATTAGGTAAGATTACATTTGTTCATGGTTACTTTCATGGTGCAGTTTCCGCAACCAAGCAACATGCCATGACCTTTGCTCCAGAGGGCGGCTGCTGCATTCATGGTCACATTCATTCAATACAAACATTTTCTGCACCAAGGCGAAACGGGGCATCTGCAATTTCGGCAGGTTGCCTAACGCAAACCAGTATGGAGTGGAACAGAGCAAAGGTAAACAGATTGGCCCATGAGTCTGGATTCGTTTTTGGATATTATTCAAACAAAAGCTGGGCTGCTTGGATTGTTAAAAAATTTGATGGGAGGTTTATATGGCCATCGATTGGGCTAAAAAGCTAGAAGAAGCTGGAGACAAAAGAGCAAGTAAACCAGAGGGAAAAGATTGGTTTACTGTACATGATCTCAAGGAGAATACTGGCATGTCTAATAACAATTGTTATGAGTACATTCGCACACTTCTTACCGAAGGAAAGCTAGAAAAATTTAAAGGAACGAAATACTCCAAAGAGCATAACATGAATGTTCGTTCCGTCTGGTACAGGTTTATTTAATGCAACTTGCCGCAACTTCAATGGATGGGTTGCAGGTTAGTTAAATGTTAGGTCATTTGGGTTAAACATTTAACCCGTCCGTTGCGGTACAACGAGTAAACAGTTCCACCGTCAGAGAACACAAAAACCTATGGCAGATTCAAACGGTCTCGCAGACCCTAAAGCAGAAACAAGTGAAGTAAGTGATGACAACAGGATTGTCAGTCTTGGCGATATTGCCGAGGCCGCAGGACTGGACTCATCTTCGTTCTTTGAGAGTGCATCAGAACCAGAACCAGAGGAAGCAACTGAAGAAGTTGAAGAGACTGAAGAGGTAGAAGAAATTGAGGAGTCGGAAGAATCTGAAAGTCCTTTAGCTATGGAGGTTGAGGAGATTGAAGAGGAGCCGAAACTTGAGGAATCTGATGGAGTTAAGAAACGCATTGGCAAACTAATCGAGGCTAGAAATAAGGCCGAGATGGAGGCCGAGGAGTTAAAGGCTAAGATTGCAGAACTAGAATCCAGTACAAGTCAGCAAGCCGCCCCAGACCCTAAAGGAATGGATAGGTTTGAATCGATAAAGGATCACAAAGAGTTGCAAGCAAGAGAAGCCGAGGCCGAGCATTTGCGTGAGTGGTTGCTGGAAAATCCAGATGGAGGTGAATACACTGATATTACTGGTGCCGAGCATGAAGTGGATTACGAACAGGCCCGTAAACTCATGGTTGAGACAGACCGAGATTTACGGAAAAACATTCCACTAGCAGCCCAGAGACTCCAGCAGCGTGAGCAAAATAGGCAAGCGGCCATGCAAACTTTTGATTGGATGAAAGATACATCCAGTGCAGAGATGCGTGAAATTCAACAGGTTCTTAACTCCAATAAGTTTATCAAAGAGTATTACGAGAAGGATCCGTATTCTGTTCTCACAGTGGCATATGCCATTGAGGGAATCAAAGCAATTAATGCAAAGAAGGCGGCTCAACCAGCAAAGCAAGTAGCTGCGGCCCCAAAGGCACCAGTTCCAAGTAGAGCAAATTCAGTAACTCGTAAAAAATCTACCAACAAAAAGTCACTTCTCCAGCAAGCGAACACTGGTTCAGTAGAGGATGCAGCCTCATACATTGAATCAATATTATAATAGGAGAAATTTAAAATGGCTGGAATAGTTGAAAGAGATCAGTCCCTTAAACGGGAATCATTGAGTGACCTTATGACCATTGTAGATCGTAAGAGTTGCCCATTCATGTCGCAGGTTAAAAAAGGTGCTGCACCAAAGAATTCATTCGTTGAGTGGCCACTGGACAAACATAAAGACAATTTAGTACGCACTGCTACCTACACTGCTGGAGTTAGTGATAACCTTCCAATTGACGGTGCCGACATCGACTCAAATGATTTTGAGAATTACGATGACCGTACCAAGTGTTCCGTATATCTTCAGTATGCAAGACGGGTACCTAAAGTTTCCCGTTTGGCAAACATGACTTCGGACATTGCTGGCGTAGGTTACAAAAAGGAAATGGCCAACAGTATCGCTAAAGCACTTGTTGCTCATAAGCGTGACATCGAGGCTACTCTTTGTTCCTCACAGGAAACCGCACAGGAAACTTCCTCTGCTCCATACCAAACCCGTGGACTTGGTAAATGGGTAAGTTCTTCTGCACAGGCAACTCTTCCAGTTCCTGCTGATTTCCTTACTCCATCTGGATCAATCAAGTCAGTATCGGCTGCTAATGCACAGGAAGAAGATCTTCGTGATATCTTGCAAAGCATCTATGAGCAAACTGGTGAATCCGACAAAACCTTTTATGGTCTTTGCGGTACTCAAGTTAAGAAAACCATTTCTAACTTCACCTTGTTTACTCCACGCACAAACAACCTTGTCGTTTCTAATCGTGACACTGACGAGGGCCGTTTAAGTGCTGCGGTTGACATCATCGAGAGTGATTTTGGGACTATCACATTGAACCTATCGAGTTTCCTTGAGCAGGACGCACGTGACGGTTCTGGAAACTATGATGCAACAGTTGGTCAGAAAACATTATTCATCTTGAACATGGCCCAGCTTGAGGCATCGTTCGCAGAAGAGACTTCCGTTCGTGAGTTGCCAGACTTGGGTGGCGGCCCCCGTTCGATCATTGAGTCTGTATTTTCCTTGAAGTCCTACAGTGGTGGGCTTGATCACGGAAAATATCAACTAAGCTAAAGTTTAGTTTCATTCGGTAATAGCTATGTTCTCCCTTAGTGATCTAATAATCGATAAGCACGACTATACGGAAGATGTCCGTAAAGCGATTGTCGAGGACATTGAGGGGGAACTAGCTGCTGCTGAAGAAGAGCAGGTAAAGTTAATGCAAGCCGAAAGGCGAGTCTCTGGTGGATCAAGGAAGAACCTATCTTTTGGTTATGTGCGAATGAAAGTGTGCAAGCCAGTCTTTGAATTTTGGACAAACAAACTTGGGCCAGACTGTTGGCAGAACGAGGGGTTCAAAAAAGACATGGAAAGAAGATGGGGCGATTTGGTCAAAGTAAAGTCAGAGTCTAATAAGGTAATTATTTAACATGCGTACCATACCCTATTCTTCTCTTGAGAGGGGGTTGGCCGCAATCGCAGGAATCGATTCGGAGAATCTTCTTGCACATGAAAAGCTACAGTTTGCCGAATACATAAACGATGCCACTAAATTTGTATGGGAGCATTACCCATGGCCAGAGACGGTACGAGTAGAGAAGAGATACTTTCGTCCACTATGGGTTGAGGGACAAAATTACGAAATAGGTGACGAGGTATTTTTTAAAGATAAATACTACCGCAAATTTAAACAACCAGAGTTCAAGGACACACAAAGTTGGGGACAGGCAGGATTCAATAGAATTTTTGCATTTGGTAATTCCTATACAGACTCTGGTAATTACCCAGATGAATACTGGCAGGATAAAGAAACTACATGGGTTCAATATTTAGCAGAGATATTAGGACTGACACTCACACCATCAAATGAAGGTGGGACAAACTACGCATATGGTGGGGCAAGGTTAGTCACAGATCATTATGATCCAGTTGCGAATATAACAATACCATCCATTCAGTCACAGATTAATTCTGCACCAGATTTTAGTGAAACTGATTTAATTACATTCTTTGGTGGGGCTAATGATTATATCGGTGACAATAAGTCTGCTAGTTACATCGCAAGTAATATTGAGGGTAATTTAAATTTACTAATCAGTAAGGGTGCGAAAAAC